CTGGGTCTGATCCGACTGCGTGAACAGCTCCGGCTCCTGGCGGCCCTGGTAGAAGCCGACCTCGATGGTCGGGCACATGTTCGGGTCGGCGGACAGGAACCAGTCGTTCGCGTCGGTCAGGTAGTCGACGACGATCGGGGTCAGGCCCTGGTGCAGGTTCGGGGTGTCCGACGGGCCGGCCGGGGTGGACGGGATCGCCACCGCGCTGGTGCAGATCTGGAAGGCCAGCTCCTCCAGCTCGTTCGGCACGATCAGGAACTTCGGCACCAGCGACAGGATGTTCGCGGTGTCGCCGTAGCCGGTCTGGTCGCGCATCTTCTGCCGCAACGTGCCCACGTTGGCCTGACTCAGCGCCACCGCAGTGGTGTTGACGTGGGTGCTGTGGAACAGCGCCACGGTGTCGTAGAGCGTCGGGTTGGTCGCGAGGAAGTCCCACACGAAGTTGTGCAGGGTGCGCGCCGCGGCGAGGCCGAGACGCTTCGGGATGTTCCCGATCGCCCGGACGTCGTCGTTGGCGATCATCTCCAGCGTCAGGTCCTCGGTGCCGCCGCGCTTGGTGATCGCGTAGGTCACCTCCTCGTCGGTCGGCGAGGTGAGCGGCTGGTACGGGGCGCCCTGGTTGACCGCCGGCAGGGTGCCGTAGCCGCCGAGCCGGTCGATGCGCTGGGTCCGGAAGTCGTTCACCGGCACGACCGAGGAGACGATCTGCCGCCAGTTCTGCAGGCTCGGCTGCGTGTACATGGCCACCATGCGCCGGGTGATCGAGTCGCCCAGGATGACGTCCCACGACGAGGCGGTCAGCGACTCCGTGGCCCGGTCACCCGAGTCGTAGAGGCCGCCGATGCTCTCCCGCATGATCTGCTTGTTGAGGTTCTCGTCCCAGGCCGCTGTCCGGCGCCCGGTGACGTCGAGGTACGCCTGCCGGAACGACCGGTAGCCGGAGTAGTCGCCGGCGAAGAATCCGTCGAGTGCGGCCTTCTTCTTGTCGAGCGACTCCTGGGTGACCACCGCGGTCGCGGTCGGCACCAGGCCGGACCGCTCGGCGATGCCCAGCGCAGCCTTTAGGTCGGCGACCCGCGCGTCGACGTCCGACTCGGTGATCCGGTCCGGCAGCCCCTCGCGCAGACTCTCGGCGACCCGGTCGGGCAGGCCGGCCGCGGTCACCTTCTCCCGGATCATCAGGCCGCCGAGGAACGACGCCTTGTCGACGCCGCTCACGGCCTCGGTGGTCGCCGTCGGCTCCGGTGCCACCTCGACGGGCTCGCTGACCTTGCTCAGACCGACCGCGGCGAGCTGCTCGGGCGTTGCGGTCTGGAGCGCGGCGAGCACGGTCTCTGACGTGACAGTCACGTCTTCCTCCTGGTTGCTCTGTCCGTCGGGCTCGTCGCCCTCGGGGTCGGTCTCGATGCCACCCGCGAGGACGCGGGTGGCCTTACCTCCGGCGGCGGGGTCAGCGACCACGTCAGCGGAGTTGACTTTGGCGATGGAGACGGCCTCCTGGAGACGCCGCCGTCCCACCGCGATCGGGCGCGTGAACGTCACCGCGTCGTGGGAAATGCCGACCAGCGGCGGCAGTCCGGCATCCTGCGCGGCGAGAGTCGCGTCGAGGGCCTCCGCCGTGTGCGTAGCGCTCGGCAGCAGGCACAGGTCGCCATCGAGGCCGTCGCCGGTCGCTTCGACGTTGCGGTAGTAGCCGACAAGGCCGTGGATCGTCGACGAGCGCAGCTCCTCGAGGGTGCGGTGGTGGTCGTATGCCTTCGCGCCCTCGTACAGCGCCACCGACTCCTGCAGCACCTTCGCCGGGTAGCGGCGGCCGTTCTTGCTGTCGCCCGCGGAGATGATCCGGACCCGGAAGACACGGCTGCCACCGTCGGTGGTGCCCTTGGCCTCCAGTACTCGGCCCTCGATGCGGTCGGGAGTCTCCACGGCCGCCTCGTCGGCAATCGCCTCGCTCACGTTGGTTACCTTTCGGGGCTGAGTCGTCGGCGCCACGCTGGTCGGCTTCGCCGTGGTTGCGGGCTTTGCCGTGGCCGCCGTCTTGGCCGGAACGGCCTTGGCGGCCTTCTTCGCGGGCGTCTTGGTCAGCGACTTCGCGGCGACGAGCTTCACCAGCAGCTGCGGGGTGACCTTGCCGTCCGCGGGAACGCCGAGCTTGCGCTGTGCGGCCTTGATCGCCGCGGTGGTCTTCGGGCCGAGCTTGCCGTCGACGACCAGCTTCCGGCCGGACATGTCAGTCAGGCCGAGCCGGGTCAGCGCCTTCTGGAGCTTGCGGACCCGTGGGTCGCCGCCCTTCTTGCCGTAGCCGGCGCCGCGGCCCGACTTCGCGTCGAAGGACAGGCTTTCGCCGCCGATGCGCTTCTTCGCCGGCGCCTTGCCCGCGGTGGAGCTGGACGAGGCACCGCCACCGCCGGCGGCGAACCGTCCGCCGCCCGCAGTCCCGGCCGCCGCCCGCGGGTGCACCGAAGGATCGAACGCCTCCGGGGTGCCGTCCTCGGCGAGCCACGACTCCAGGACGGTGGCGACCGCCTCGTCTACGAGGTCGTCGTCCAGGTCGACATCACCGACCGCCTCGGTGAGCGCGGCCAGGACGGCGTCGGCTTCATCGGGCGCGGCCTCACGGACCAGCTCGGCGGCATCGTCGAGCCAGGTCATGCCCGACCCCGGCGCTTCGGTGCGGGCTTGGTTTCCGGGGTGGGCTCGGGCCCGGGGGTGGGCTCTGGCTCGGGGTCGCCGCGGAAGCCGCGCAGCATGGCCGCGGTGGCCTCGTCGGCCGATTCGGCCACGCCGCTGTCGCGGATCAGGGTCCACTGCCCGTCGTGGGTGCGCACCAGGTCGCCGCCGTCAGCCGGCACGACCTCGAGGACCTCGGTCCGCTTCATGCCCATCAGCCGGGCGCAGCGCTCGATGTCGTCGCTCATTGCTCTCCTCACACCACCCGCAGGTTCGGTTGGGCGTCGTCGACCGCGGTGGCCACGTCATCGGGATTGGCGTCGGGGCTGTCCAGGTCGGCGGTGTAGGGAATTCCCATGTAGTCCTCCCAGGCCTTGCGTGCCGCCGTGGCCGCCGCCTCCGGGGACAGAGCGCCGGTCTCCTGGAGGTTCTGAAGTCCGGTGGACAGGTTCAGCAGCACCTGAGCAGTCAGCTGGCTATCGCTCGCGGCGATCTCCGGCCCGGTGATGGTGACCGCCTGCGATGCGGGGATCTGTGTCGTCGCCCCGGTCCGCGGGTCGGTCGCGTTGACCTTGCTCGGCAGCCGGCCGGCGGCGACAGCCCGGTCGACGACGAACCGGACTAGCTCGGTCTGCTGCTCCAGCCACACTCGCTGGACACTGCCGACCCGGCGGCGCACCGGCTCAGCCATCGTCAGCGACGTCGCCCGGTTCGCATCCTCCGGCTCGGCGAGCCACGTCTTGGCCAGGCCGGCACCAGAGGCGATGTTCGTCAGGACCGAGCGGTTGGCCGCCGTATCCTCCATTGCCCCGGTGGAGACCGTCTGCGGCTTCCACGTCACCGAGTCGTTGTGGACCTCGACCGAGCCGGACGGCGGCACGTGCAGGCCGCCGCGGGATTCCACGAACGCGTTGACCTCGGGCTGACCGCCCTGCACGGTGACGTCCCAGACCATGTACCGGGCCAGGGCCGTCCGGTCGATCAGGTTGGACAGGACCGTGTCGTAGGAGTCCAGCCAGTCCAAGATCGGCGTCAGGAACGGCATGCCGCGCACGTCCGTGTCCAGGGTCCGCCACGGTGCCCAGAACATCGCCTGCCCGTCGCGCAGCCCGGTCGCATCGTCAACCTGCACCAGGGGGATCTGGCGGTCGTCGTCCTCGCCGGGCAGCACCACCACGCTCGGCCACAGCGGGTTACCCGCACGAAGACCGATGTCCTTGATCATGGTCGGGTCGACCGGCGCGAAGCGGACCACACCAGAGTGCTCGCCGACCATCAGCTCGTAGAGCTTCTCGCCCATCAGCAACTGCGACCGCAGGCTCAGCTCCTGGATCGACCCCAACCGGTTCGCCGGGTCGTCCCAGAATTCGCGGACCACCTCGGCGACCTGCGGGTTCGTAGCCTGCCACTTCACGCCGGAGTCGCCGACGCAGAACGCGGTGTACGTGTCGATCACCGCGGTCGCCATCGGGTTCGATCGGTACGCGGTGACCGAGTAGGTGCGCGCCTTCTCCCGCGTCCAGTACGGCACCTCGCGGTTGCCGCGACTGCCGGTCGGCTTGAAGCCGATGTCGCCGTCGATCGGGTCACGGCCGTACGCACCCAGGCCACCGCCGGTGGGGACCACCTGGTCGATGATCGCCTCGGTCCGGCGCGCGGGGACCAGCCACGGCCTCATGCGCCAGACTCCGTTCCCACGCCCGGTGCCGGAGAGTCAACCTCCACGAACCAGCCACGACCGCAGGTGCAGCGATCGCCACGCGTCAGCGGCTCCTTGCAGTACCAGCAGCGGAAACGCTCGGCAGCCATCGCCCCTCCCCACGTGTCGACCGCGCTCATGGGCGTGCTGTGGGTGATCAGGCCACCACCGGGCCAGACGGTCATGCGCTCTTCGCCACCGCGACCAGCGGCCGGACCGGCTCAGCCGGCGCCGCCTCGGCATGGGTCTGCGCGATGTACGACAGGCCGACCGCGAACGCGCCGCCGACCAGCAGCGACCACCACCAGCTGCCCGTCAGGCCGCCGATCGCCAGCGCGACCGCGACGAGGCCGAACAGGCCGAGCAGGTTGCCGACCATGCCGGACGGCACCCGCGGCACCCGAATGTGCAGCTCCACGAGCGTCTCCTTCACAGGCTGAGTCGGCCGGTCGGCCGGAACATGGCGGCGCCAGACGGAGCGCTCGAATTGGCGGACGCGGCGACCAGGCGCTTCTCGGCGAGGTGTCGCCAGCGGTCCAGGCCGGCCAGGCCCAGGGTTGCGGCGACCAGCGGCGAGATGTCAGCGGAGCCGATCTTGCGGCCCCAGCCCCACAGGCCGTCACCGAGCGGCCGGGACTTCGCCCCGTCCAGCGCCACCGTCATCGGCTCCTGGCCGGCGTGCACCAGCCCGCCCTGCCGAACCGTGTCGGTGAACGTGCCGCACGCCGCGCCGTACTGGCCGACTGTTGGAATCCACAGCTGGCCGCGCTGCGGGCCCTTGCGCGGGTCGCGGTCCTCGGTCGGCGGCGGCATCCGCACGATGCCAGCCCGCTCCATCGTCAGGACCAGCGTGCCCGCGCCGCTCTTGTCGTCCAGCACCCAGCACACCGGCTTGTACCGCTCGTGCAGCTGCTTGATCCGCGGCATCAGCCAATCGACGCCCGGGCCGTGGTCCAGGATCCGCACCCGCGGCAGGCCGGCCACCGTGTCGCCGACCGCGACGATCGCCGCGAAGTCACGCCGCGGCGTGATGTCGACGGCCAGGGCGACGATGTCGCCGCCCAGCGCGGTCGCGTCGGCGAGCAGCGCCCACTCCTCGACGCTCGGCACGTTCGGGTCGCCGAGCTCGTCGCCGTCGTCGCGACCGATGTTCAGATACGCCCGGTCGAACTCCTCGAGCTGCTCGGCGTACGTCTCCAGCTCGGCCAGGATCGCCCGCTCGACGACCGTGTGCCGCCACTCCCGCGAGCACCGGCAAACCCCGCGCACCGGGGCCGGGCACAGGGCCGGCATGCAGTCGCGCCAGACCGCCGGATCACGCCGGTCCTGGCCCGGAAGTGCGCACCAGTCGAAGAATGCGGTGATCGTCGTGCGGCCGGCGTCGATGGCCTCCCGGCCGCCCTTGCGCATCGCGTTGAACGGGATCGACGCGCTGGTGCCGGCGGTCGACAGCCGCCACTTCTGCGCGTCCGCCCGCGTGATCATCGCCGGGCCGACCGCCTGATCGGAGCGGTAGTCGACCTGGGCGAAGTACTCGTCGAGGGCGGCCATGTCCAGGGTCTTGCCGTGGCCGGCCTTCTCGGTGTTGGCGAGCAGCTGGTGGATGCTGCCATTGCGGTACAGGATCGCCTCGCGGCCGGCAGCCTTGCGGACCTTCCACTTGCCCTGCAGCGGGGTCGCGCGGCCCAGCATCGGCAGGTGCTCGTCTTCCCACTTCTCGCGGGCGGCGACGCCGGTCTGCGCGCCGTAGACGATGCGCTGGCTGGGCCGGAACATCGCCCGCCACACCGCCGCCGGCAGGATCAGCGACGTCTTGCCGGACTGCCGCGGCACGGTGACGTCCACACCGCGGTAGGCCAGCAGGCCGGTCTCCGGGTCGACCTCCAGGGCGACGTCGGCGACGTAGCGCTGCCACGGCATCAGCGGCGTACCGAGCGCCCGGGCGATCTTCGCGACCTTGCCGCCGTACGTCTGCCGGGAGAAGTCCCGCATCGTGCCCCAGCGCGGCGGACACGTCAGCCCGTAGTGCTCGTACAGCAGGTCGGCGTCAGTCGGGGTCATCGAGGTCGCCGAAGTCGTCCTCCGGCGGAGGCGGCTCACGCCGGCGGCCGGCGGACAACTCCTGCACTGTCGAGCGCAGCTCCCGGGTCAGCGACGGCAGCGCCCGGGCGTCTTCGCCGGCGTCGATCGCCGCGGCGAGTCGGTAGGCGGCTTCCACGAGCGTCGTCTCCAGTGGCGACAGGTCGCCGAGCCGGCCCAGGTCGTCGCGGGTCGCCTTCTCCATCCCGCCGGCGCTGGCCACGCACCTCGGACACTCGACCGGAATGGACGACGTGTCGCCGACGAACAGCTGGCCCGTATCGCCCAGCAACTCCAGCGCGGACACCTCGAGTGCTGCGGCGATCGGGACGAGCTCGTCGAGGGCGAAGAAGCGCGTCCGGCGCCCGTCCTGCCGCCGGCCCGTCTCCAGGAAGCCGACGACGGATCCGGAGAACGAGTCACCGGCACCCGCGTCCCGGGCGGCCGCGGCGAGGTCCTCCTGCGACATGCCGGACCTGGTGCGCAGGTCGCGGATGCGGTCGCCGAGCCGGTCGCTGATCGTACTGTCGGGGCCCATCGATTCGTCGCCTCCCGCCTACGGATCGTCAGGGCTGCGATCTTGGGTCCCGAGAGGGGATTTGGGAGCA